AACAAAAAAAGAGGAGATACAAATCTCCTCTTTTTTATTTTTAGATCCTGAAAAGGCTATTGCTAGTCCTTTCAAGTTCTAGTTATTGAATGATAACAACCTAATATAAGTTTAGCTTACTTTTTTCTTAGCAAAAGTCTTTAACACAGATAATACTGCAGCTCCACCAGATAATGCAGCAACTTCTAGTGTGCTAATATCTACACCTAGTGCAGGTGTTATAACAAGTGCTGAGGCAAAACTCTCAATAAATGTCCATAGACATCTCTCTAACAAATCATTTAATTCATCAGACATACTATTCCTCTTCTTTCATTTTTGATTGTACTTTTTTAAACTGTGTACATTTTTTGTTAATGCACACAAAAGCATTATTAATTAATTCTAATTTTTCCATACAGATATTACATTTTAAACTCATAATTTTTATTCAGCTTTTAAGCCTTTTAGAATCCATGTTTGCCTAAGAGCTTTAACTTCTGCTTCAAGATGTTTAATTGCATCTTTTATTTCATCTAGTTCTTTTTGCAGAGGATTAGTTAATACAAGATGATCTTTTTGTTTATTGTCAATCTCTGTTTTTTGTATTTCTATAATCCATTCTCTTAGAAAATCATCAGGGCATTTTGTTGCCTTAAAGAAACTATGGGGCTTTAGCTCTCCACCTATCTCTTTCCATAAATTTTTTATTGTTTTTAGTGCTTTTGAACTAGGTGTATCATTTACACCACCTAGCCAACAAACAGAATAATATTGCTTATTCCCATCATTAGTTCCCTGTGATGCAGGTCTATTTCCAAAACCTCTTCCTGTATAGAGATTTCCTGAATCTCCAACCAAGAAACTATAACCAATATCATTCCATCCTCTATCTACTTGATGAAACTTCTGAATATTTTGTAGTTGTTTTATTTCCTCTAATTCATTTTGAGGAGCTGCCATAGCAGAGTAGTGAACAGCTAAACCTTTAATATCTATATTTTTAGAATAAGGTTTTTTAGGTGGATAAGCACCCCATTGTTCCCTGTTAATTTTATTCATATTTACCTTATAACCTTAATATAATCCCATTTCTCTTCTCCACCAACTACCAATGTTAATAATCCTGCTCTGGATTTATCTCCTTTAGTATTTTCAAACCATTCAGATCCTGAATCTAGTGTTGGAGCTTGTACTATAAGCCTATCAGAACTCTCATAAGCAGAAAAATAATGATAATGTCCATGTAACAAAATATCAGAATCAGCTATATTAGATCTTGAAAAGGCTTGATCAGATAGCCATTTTCTTGCTTTAGCTTGACTGTTAATTCCTGATCTCATCTGATGCCCATGTAAAATTGTGGTCACTACTCCAGAAATTTCAAAAGTTAAAGATAGTTCATTCTCTGGAATTATAAAATCTAATATATCTTTATATGCAGGAGCTTCTTTAAATATCTCTTGTAGTTCCTCAGCTAACATAACATCTTTATTATCTCCAAAAGTTGTATAGGCTTTACCATTTTTCCTAGTTTCTCCATGATTTCCACCACAAAAAGCAACCAAACCTCTCTTAAATAAAGGCATTATCTCTTTTATTAGTGTATAAATCATTCTTCTAGCTACTTTTTGCTGTTGTCTTTCATCTAATTCTGTTTGAAACTCCTGCATGGCATAATGTCCACTACAGGACTCAACTAGATCTCCAAGCCCTGCAAACAGCACCTGATCAATAGTTTCATGCTTCTGTAGCTCTTTAACTTGCTTTTTTATCTTAGGGATATAGCTTATAAATCTTTCTATAGATTCCTCAGTCCCCCCTTTACCAATCTGAAAATCAGCTAAAGCAATAGTAAATGTTTTAGTGTTTTTAGTTACTTTTTGTTTAGGTAGTGGCTTTTTCTTACTAGCTAACTGTAGAAGCTTTTTAAAGTCCTCATCTGGCATATAGACTTCATTAGATACAATCTTTGCTTTAAAATAATAGAGTCTTTCTATAACTCCCATACCTGCATTAACATCCCAAAATCTTATCTCTGCAGTATTTTCAACAACTCTATAATTACCTGCATCAACACCAAAATAAGATTCTAATTGTTCTTGCCAGTCAATATTGTTATTTGGTTGAGGTTGTGAAACTATTTCCCCTGATTTAGTCTTTTCAGAGTAATAAACACTAGGCTCAAAGCCTTTAGGATGTTCTATTTTCTTTTTAGATGTTCTAGGAGATTTATCCTGAACTGTTTTAGCAAATTCCTCTAAATTACTCATTAGGAATATCTCCTGATCTATAATCTCTAAAATATCTTCTTATGGTGTTGTAATGTAAATGTTGAAATTGTTTAAAGTTTTTTTGTAGATATTTAGCTGCTACAGTATCAGAAATATATTTTTTCTCAGCTTCTTTAGCTACTTCCATAAAGATAGCCAAAGCTTCTGGATCTTTGAGAATAAATCTCTTTGAGGCATACTGCCCTGTTCTATATCCCTGTTGTTCAGAGTATTGTTCTAATGATTCCATCACAACCTCCTATAAGTCTAGGATAGTTATTTTATATGACAAATTTAGGAATAAAACAACTTAAGGTGTGTTTGGTGGTTTAAGCTGCTTTATTCCTGTAAATTCCAAGAATTAGTGGATTCATTCCAAAAATAAAAATTTCCATCATCTGGATGACTAATAGGAGCTTCCCAAGTCCAAGTAGTTTCATTTATTACCCAACTATCATAAGGTTTAATAGGTATAAAAACATCATTACTTTCATCATAACTATAACCAATTGCTGCATAATTACCTCTAAAAGGAGTTCCATCTAATAAATGTTGATTTCCTGCAGTATTATAAGAAGTTCTTTTGCAAGTTTTTCCTTTAATATTTGAATAGTATTCTTCCCAAGAAGTAAATCCCTCTGGTAAAGTATCTAAATCATCCTCATCTTTACCAACAATAACTTCTATTACTTTGTTATTTTTATCTAAAAATGCATAATGTGCCATAATTCTCTCCTAACTAAAAGTTACTGTATCTGTTCCTGCTGTAAATGTTACAACTGTATCTGAGCCATCTGTAGCTGATGAATAAGTTAAACCACCACCAACTGAAATAGTTGCATCTGCAGTTGCATATCTAATTATTACTACACCAGAGCCACCACTAGATCCCACATAAGTAGTTGCAGTAGTGCTAAAAGATCCACCTCCACCACCACCTGTGTTTGCTGTTCCTGATGTTCCAATAGCATTTATTCCACCTGCACCACCACCTCCAGATGCTGATCCTGGAGCAGTAGCAGCTCCACCACCACCACCTCCTGCTCTTTCAACACTAGATCCTGTGATTGTAGAAGTTACTCCTGTTCCACCATCTCCTCCATGTCCAGAGCCATCTGTATCTGCATCTTCTCCAACTGATCCTGCACCTCCACCACCTGCTGCACAAGCAGCTGCACTAGCTGTGTAAGATTTTCCTGTTCCACCATCAAAACCTTGTTTATCAATACCATCTCCAAGTGTTGTATCTCCAGATCCACCACCACCACCAGATGCTCCAGGAAGTGATCTAGAGTTAAATGTTCCACCTCCACCACCTCCAACTGCTTGTAATACAAATTCTGATGGAGAGCCAATACCACCTGTTCCTGATCTACCATTATTAGCTGCACCTGCTGCACCACCTGCACCTATTGATACTCTATATGTAGTTGTGCCATCAGCAAGTAGTGTTAAAGTTGTTAAAGAACTATCTCCACCTCCAGAACTTTCAGAAAGATAAGAAGCTAAATAACCTCCTGCTCCTCCTGCTCCTCCAGATCCATAATTACCAGAAGTTCCTGCACCACCACCTCCACCTCCAATAATTAAAAAATCAACTTGAATAGCATTTACACCTGAAACTGCAACCCAAGCAGATCCATCCCAAAATTTTAAAACATCATCAGTTGTATTGAAATAAGTAGTTCCCTCAACTTTATTTGTTAAAGCAGCATTTGCAGCAGTATCATCTGCATAAATAAAAACTATAGAATCTTGAATATCTTGAAATTTAGCTTCTGTTACTAAATCTCCTGTTGTCCAATCAAACCAACTTCCTGCTGCCATTTATATCTCCTTAAGGTATGCTTATCCAAGCAGAGCCGTCCCAAGCTTTGAGAGCATCTGCTGTAGTATCAAAAAATATTGTTCCCTCTACTTTATTTGTTAGTGCTGAATTTGCTGCACTTTCACTTGCAAAGATAAATATTAAAGAATCTTGTACATTTTGCATCTGAGCTTCTGTAATTACTTCTCCTGTTGTAAAATCTGCCCAAGTTCCTGCCATTATGCTTATCTCCTTAAATTCTTTTTAAGTATAACTTATGTTAGTATCAATTCCTAGTTTTGAAACTCCTAGAATCCAAGCACCTGTTTCAGCAGGAGATAACCCAATCTGCCAATTCCAAGTTTTGTTTCTAGCATCTACTGTATGCTTAATTCTCTCAATAAACAAATCATAAGTTTCAGTTGTAGATGCTGTAGTTGTAACACTTGCTTCAACAAAGCTACCTAAATCCAAGCCTAATGCTTTACTCCATAAGCTAACATTTTCTCTAGGTGTAAAGGATAAAGCTTCAATTATTGTCTGTGGTATGTCATTAGCTACAGTTATCTGCTCTGCAATAGATAAAACATCTGAATCCTGTGTATTTAAAGTGCCTGATTGCACTAAAACATTAGATCCAAACCTATCTACAGAATCAGCACTAACTGCAATTTGTGTTGTTCCACCTGATCTAGTTCTCTGAACTGTGTTAATAATCTTGTCATCATCATAGGAAGTTTTTATATCTGTATAGTTTAGCTCTCCTACACCCTGCCCAAAATTGGCTTCTGGTGTTGTTGTGTTAGTTAATCTATAATTTCTATCTCTAAAAGTTGCATCTCCATTAGCAGCAATAAAGAATGTGCCATTCTCTGCTAGTTCTACAGCTCTAAGTGCAGCTAAAACAGTATCTGTTTCTGGTTGTACTTGCACTTCTAGTTGTCCTGTAGATAT